GCCATGCCGATGCCGGCTCGAAGCGCACGCGGCGCACCTCGACGGGGTTCTCGAACTCGCCGCCGTAGCCTCCCTCCTTGGGAACCTTGACGAACATGGTGGAGGGCCGCGCCGAGCGCGGCACCCGCATCATCTGGTACCCCCGATGCCCGCGTAGAGCAGCGGCGTTCCAAGCAGCTCGCGGCGGACGGCGGCCTCCATGTCGCTGCGGTAGGTGCTGGCCCCTTCGGTACCGGGGTTCCACGAGAACGAGCCGACGGTGAAGCCGCCGCCCTCCATGATGCCGCCCGAGCATCCGTACGCGGCGTCGACCTCGCAGGCCGCCATGACCGCGCGCGCCCACTCCTCGGAGCCGTCCGGCTCGTTGGGGAAGATCAGGTCGCGCACGGCTGCCGTGGCGTGGGGGAGCGCCGCCTTGAACTCCTCGGCGGACAGCTCCCCGCGCCCGGCTGCCAGGTAGTCCTCGTGGGTCGGGGCTCTAGTTTCCATCGTCCTCGGCCGCCTCGGGCTTTTCCGCCTTGCCCTTGGCGGGCTGCTCGTCTGCGGCCTTCGCCTCGGGCTTTTCCGCCTTGCCCTTGGCGGGCTTGGCCTTCTTCGGGGCCTCCTTCTCGAAGGCCAGTCCAACGGTGCGCATGTCGCGCCTCCTTCCTACGCAGCCTTCATGCCTGCGGTGATGTAGTGCGCCAGGTTCTCGCGCACGCCGCACACGCCGTACTTGCGGTACTTGAACAGGTGGCCGAAGCCCTGCTGGTTGTCTTCGGCGTCGATGACCTTGCCGTGCGCGAAGTTCCAGCGCAGCACCACGGCGTCCTTGTGGACGATGAGGAAGTTCATGTCCACTGCGCCGGTGCCCTTCTTGTAGTGGCCGATCTCCTCGTCCTTAGTGGTGCCGTCCAGGAGGTCGATGGCGCTGTAGAAGCGGGACTGTGGCACCTTCACGATGGAGGAGAAGCCGTCCAGCGCCTCGCGGGACTTGGTGGTGTCCAGGTCCTTCACCATGCCCAGCAGGGTGGGGGTGATGAACAGCACGCGGCCCTCTTCCGGCACCTCCTTCTCGTCCATGTCGCACATGGCGGCGTTCAGGCCCTTGAGCATGTCCGCGCCGTCGGCGTAGGTCTTCTGCTCCTTGGTGATGCCTGTGCCCGCGCACAGCGTGGAGAACACGAACGCGTCTCCCTCGGGCACCACCTTGGTGCGGTTGAAGTGCGCGGCGGCGTTGCCGAACGCCAGGTTGAAGGACTGGGCGTCCACCTTCTGGTCGATTTCCAGGATGGTGCCGCGGTCGTAGTTGGCGCTGATGGGCTTCCAGGTCAGGGACGCGCCGCTGTTCTGGGGCAGTCGCCCGTTTGCCTGCACGTCTCCCAGGCCGCCCATGGAGTAGACGGGGTAGTAGAACTCGCCCAGCTGCTCCATCTGCGCGATGTTGCCCTGCGGCGCGGCACTCTCCAGCACGGCGGTCAGGGATTCCTTGCGGTACGCCTCCATGAGCACGTTCTCGTAGCCCTTGGGCAGTTCGATGCTGTTTGGCATGATTTACTCCTTTGAAGATTCGTCGGTGAGTCCGAAAGCTGCGCGGAAGTCGGCCAGGCCGTCGGAGCCTGCGCCACCCTTGGGGTCGCCGCCCGCGCTCTCGCGGGGCTGGTCGGTGAACATGTAGGCGTTGTCCTTCTTCAGGGCCTCGAAGTCGATGCCCGTGAGGTTGCCCTGCTCGTCCAGCTTCGCGTCGGCGATGTTCGGGATGATCGCGCGCGCCGCCTTGGCGTTGCGCACCCCCATCTGCGCCAGCTTGGTGTCGATGGCGAAGTCGCGGCGCATGTCGGCTTCGCGCTTCTCGGCGTCGGCCTTGTACGCCTCGTTGTCGGCCTTGGCCTTGTCGAGCGCGGCCTGCAGCTCCTCGGCGTTGCCCGCCTTGGAGGTGAACTCCTCGATCTGCTTGTCGCGCTGCTCCAGTTCGGCCTTGAGGGTCTTCACCTGCTCCTGGTACTCGTCGGTCTCGCGCTTGTACTTCGCGTAGGACACGACCTCCTTCTGGGGCTCGGTGCCCTGGCCTTCGCCGCCCTCGTTTCCCTTGGGCTTGTTGTCTTCAGCCATCGCTTGCTCCTTCCGTGTTTGGTTGTCGCGCTTCCCTGCGCGCTTGGATGGCCCACCGTTGTCGCCGTGGTCGCGTGCGGGGCCGTTGTCGCCGCCCCATCGCGTGACCGCATCTTCCCCGAGGTGTCGCCAGGCAAAAGAAAAGGCCGCCCGTTCGTGGGCGGCCTTGATGCCGTGTCGCTGTTCGGTTGTCGGTGATGCCTAGTGCATCAGGCCCTCGTCGCGCAGAACCTTGCGGCACTTGGCGAAAAGTTCCTCGCGTTCTTCTTCGCTCAGCTTCTCGTCCTCGCTCAACTCGGGCACGTGGTCGTCGATGACTAGAACCCAGTCCTCGGGGGTCACTTCTTTTTTGTCAGCCTGAACCATTTCGCCTCCTCATTCTGCTTGTAGAGCATTTCCGTCGTGTAGTGGTCGATGGCAGCGCCGCCCGCGTTCGGGTAAAGCGCCTTCATCTGCTGGCGTATTCTCTCGTACGCCTTCACCACGCCGGGGTCATTCACCTTGATTTCGTAGATTGTACCATCGTGGCACGCCACCACCGAGCTGCGCACCCAGTCGTTTTCCGCCACCGTGCGTATGTCGGTCCACGACGGCGGCGAGCTCATGGGGTGGTTGTGTATCAGCACCACGCCGCCCTCGGTGCGCCTGCACGCCTCCACCTGCTTTGCGGTCAGGCCGCACGCCTGGCTCTTCAGGCCGTGCCCGAAGGTATCGGTGACGCGCTCGCCCTTCTTCCATGAAACCACGGACATGCGTTCGTAGCCCGTGCCGTCGCGGTCGCGCAGGATGCGGCGGCTCTCGGCGTACACGGCCTCGCTTGCGCGCTTTGGGATGGGCAGCGAGGTCACCTTGTCGTGGTAGGCCCTGCCGTTCACGGCCCGGCGGCTCACGTCTGCGGCGGTGCCCGCGCCCTTGCCCGGCATGAACTTCTCGCGCACCCAGGTCTTGTCCGTGGCAAGCGGGTAGATGCGCGCCTTCGATTCCATGGCGGCCTCGCGCGTGCGCTCGCGGGACAGGTAGGGGTGGGCGGCTATGTGCTCGCGCTGGCGCTTCTGCAGCTTGCCCAGGCGCAGGCGCTCCTTGGTGTTATCGAGCCCGGCGGCCTCCAGGGCCGTTGCCTCGCGCTTGGCGGCGCGTATGCCGCGCTCAAGCTCGCGCTGCTTCTGCTCTGCCTGGTATCGCTCCTCGCGCTTCTCGTCGCCGCCGTCGGGGTCGCGCTCGTAGCGCAGCGGCTGGCCCTCCACGTAGATGCCGAAGTCGTGTTTGCAGTTCGCGCCGCACAAGCCATCGACCGAGCCGTAGCCCGTCTCGCGGTAGAACGGCGGGTATTTCTTGGACTTGCCCGACAGACTGAAAACGCGGCCCTGCCACTTGGCGTGGCTCTCGCGCGCGCCGCCGTGCGAGGAGGT